GTCGGAGTTAGAACAATACTACTGCGGTCTAAAAGGTTACTCATATTATTGTATTTTTTCTATTTTATCTAAAATTTCTGTGGTACAAGTTTCATTTTCGTAATATGTTGCACGCGCTTTTAAGCTCGTGAGCAAAGTCGGGATACCACTCCCAAATAACATCATCATTACCCTGCGCCTACTCATTACAGGGTAGAATCAAAGTAAGAATCTAAAGCCGTTTTTAAAGCTGCAAAACTTGCGTAAGCTGTGCCTGCCTCATTTTGTAAATCCGAGAAGATAGTTTTATCTAAAACAGCCACGTTATTGGTTGTTTTAATAATAATAAAATCTCCTTGCTTTTGTCTTTGTATTTCGCAATATGCAGGGTATCGGTATTCGATACCATTTAATAGTACTAGCTCTTTTGTTACTGAATCGACGTAAATTTTCATTTTTTATATATTTATTAAGTTGTTATTGTTATACTCCACCCTTTAGCCTCTAGGCTTGTCTTTGAGGCTAGACCTGCGGAGCTAGGTGTTTGCCCTCCAGATTGAAAAAATGTTCCATTTATCTGTCCTGCAAAATCTAAGCTCTCAAGTATGCCGTCTATTGACTGCGTATTTAAAGAGGTATCTCTAAACGCCTCTGTGAAATTTGTTGCTGTGCAACTATCAAAAGCATGAGCAGGAAATGACTTTAATGATACGCAACTTTTCCAAGTGCTAACAAAAGACGTACCGCTACTAAAATCTAACAAAGGAAACTCTGTTAATACTGCGCAGTCTTTCCAAGCGCTATCAAAATCCTCGCCTTTGCCTGTATTTATGAAAGGAAAACTTGTTAAAGCCTCGCAGCCGTCAAAAGCTTGCTCGAAATTTGTTACATTTAAAAAGTTACCTCCGTCTGTAGCGCTAATAGTTAAATTTGTGCAACCGCCGAAAGCGTCCTCTTGACTCGTAGAGCCTAGTCCGTATATACCGAAATTTAATAACTCTATTATATTAGTTTTATCTGTGTTCCCTGTAAAATCAAAAGCAGGAAATACTCCCGAAATACTAACCTTATGCTTTGCTAAAGTTGTAGGGAACGTAATTGTATGGTCGCCTGTTAATCCTGTAGCGCTATATCCGTCGTCTGTTTTTATATTGTATAAGTAAGTTCCGCCGCCCTTTGTGATTTGGAAAGTTGTACCCGTTACATTAAACTCTAAAAAGTTGACGCTTTCGTTATTAAATATTGTAAAATCTGTCGCAAAGTTATTTAAAAAATACGCTTGATTATCCTCTTTCGCTTTTAACGATATAGTCGATCCGTTCATTGCGTTTTTTTCTCCGCCCGTTCCTGCGTTTATTGTAACCTCGCCGCCATTCCAAAGACCTATTATTCTATAGTTGCCGTTTCTGTCTAAAATGATAGCGCTATAGTCTTGATACATTAATTTAAACGCGTTCAAAGTCTCAAAGCTACGAGGCAATGTAAAAGACAAGTCTTGAGACCATTCTATACCGCCGTTTGTAATTGTAGCGTTTTCGGTAAAGGTAATATTTACAGCCTCATACTCGTAAATCGTAGTACTAGGAAAGCTCGTAATATTTTGCGCGTCGGGATTGTTTACTTTTGAGCTACCTCCAAAGGTAATATCGCTTACCCCATATTTTACGTATGGAAATAGATACACCTTATCGATGCCGCCTTGAAAATCCTTACAAGACTCTGTATATCCTCTCTGTATAGTACAATTTGCCATATATTAAAACTTAATTATATCCTCTGGACTCTGTGGGTATGGGTTTTGTATTCTATTTGACGGATTACCAAAAAACCAACCGCTGCGATTTGATACATGCGTCGATGCGTCTACGCCGTTCTGAGATGTTTTGTACTCTGTTAAATGGTTTAATAAAATCCAATCGTTAAACCTGTCTACAAACGTATCTGCATATCCTGCGTAAGTATTCGACAACCTAGTCAACTCCTCCGCAGTCATTAATTGCGCGTTATCTGCCGTATGCGAAACGCTGCCTCCATTAGCGACCATATAGTTACTTATTAGCACAAAGTTAGCAACAGATTGGAACTTGGTTATAGGTTGTACATATTTTGTATATAATTCAAGGTATAATCCTGTTAAAGTGCTAGCTGTAGCGCCTGCTAATATAACGTCATATAATTGCTGCCCTAATAACGGGAGTATTGTTGTATTCATTACGTCCGAAATCACAAACACAAACCTGTCGTCGTCTACGTTACCGCCTACAATAGTAGTTTGTTTAATTTCTGTCGGGGATATAAAGAGAAAATCTGCCATATTATTTAAATCTGCCGTTATTTGGTTTGTCTATTTCTGCGATTGCAACGTCTGGAGAGTTTTTTACAGGCTTATATCCTTGTCTTTTTGCCTCGTTTACGTTTACAGGTATTGTCTGTTGCATCGCTCCGCCGCCTTTAGGCTTTCCGTCCTCCTTTAATTTCTTTTTAAAGACTCTCCTTTCAAAGCGATGGTAACAATTAACTCCGCCGCCATAAAGAAAAATGTCGTATTTCCCTCCACTATGCGCAAACTTGCCATTTACACCCTGTTGGCTCATTAATTCGATGTCCTCTTTGCGGTAAACTTTACCTGCGTCCGATAGTGAAACCATTTTATTACAGAAAGACCTAGATTGACCTTTTGGAGTTTTGCTAGTACCTTTAGTAAATGCGTAGCGAGTTTTCCATAGCTTTGTATCCTGCTCGCTTGTTTGATTTGCCGACATTTTAACGTCATACTCTTTGCCGTCTGTTAATTCGTAACCCTCTGGAGAGTCAAGAGCGTATTTTTCAAGTATTGCAAACATTTGAATATCCTCACTCATGCAAACGTGAGAGCTTAACTCTGCGGTTTCCTCTTTTACCTCTATAATTTCCTCTGTAAGCGGCGCAAAGTGTAAATCTAGGTTAATGCCGTAGTTAATTAAAACCTCCTCGATTGAGTCTAGGATAAAGTCTTGCTTTGGCTTTATAACTCTTTTTATAGTTTGGCGCTCGCTCATATCCATCTCGTCGGCTACAGAGCTAAAACCACTTGCAGACGATAAACCTACTAACGACGGACTAATTACTTTGTGCGCTGTCATTATTTGATTTTTTGCCTCTTTGGTTAGCGTTTCCCATTGCTTATGTACGTTAGCATTTACAGGAAACGGAGTTACCTCTATAGCTACCTCTTGGTCGTTAAAGCTAATAATAAAGTTCGACGCGTTCGAGCTAGAAACTAGTTTACGTTTAACTTGTCTTTCAAACTCCTCTTTCTCCTCTGGAGTGTAATTTGTTCCGTTTGGTATCTGTATTATATACCCTGCGCTTAATCCGTTTTTAATAGACGATATTTGTACGTTGGCTATTTCCTCCTCCATTTCGGCATATACTAAAGCCGCCGTATAGCTTGGAGCGCCAAAATATTCAGCACCAACGACATAAGGCTTTGCTACATAAACAGAGTTGCCTTTCGCAGCGCCGTAAGCGTTAAAAAGTACGGGCGTATTTTCTACGTCGGTATATTTACGCCAATTTTTAGAAAACCAATAATGCTCTATTTCGTTTTTTTCGTTTGCAATAGACGGGATAACCATTTGTTTAGGTATATGCGTCAAAGAATGCAACTCTCCGCCTTTGGTTTCTATAACCTCAAAGCTAAACTCGCCAAAAACTTGAAAATCTGCGACCATTTTACGCAGTTCTCTAGGTCTTAATATCGTTTGTAATCTACCCCAATTCTCTGCGCCTAACGATCCGCTAGATGTGCGCAATCCTTTACCATAAATTAGGGTACTATAAGACTGATTAATACTTGAGTTTGTAGGACTCCCGTTATTTCGCGAAATAATGTAATTATAATAGTCATTATTACGCCCATTCATTACCCAATCCTTAGACTTATCCTCTACAAGAGGCGGTCTGGAGTAGCTAGTTAATGTTATTAGTTTAATATCACTCATATTTTTACCATGTATAGCGGTTAGCTGTTTGCTTGTATTTCTGTGCTGTCTGCGTTGTAGCTATAACTAGACCTCTGTATACTATTTCTGTAGTTACGTCGTCGGTTAGCCTTAATTGATAACTGCTCTCGTCAACAAATGTATAACTAAACACTAGAGATAGCTTGTAATCTCCGCCCATTGTATAAGCAGGCGTTACGTCTGTAGTCGTTCCTAGAGTACTATCTGTAATGGTCAAAGTTAATGCGTTAGACGCAATATATCTAGGCACTATATTTATTGTATGTATACTTAAATTAGGGTTAACTATCATAAAACAAGCTCGTATATTATTAAGACGTAAAAATGTGCTTTTTTGTTTCTATTAAGGCAAAAAAAAACCTTACAAATTAATGCAAGGCTTTTTTTATAGTAAAAAATTAGATTAAGATACTACCGCTAAAAAAGAGGTTTGAGTAGCCGAGTCTAAAAATGGAGCTAAATTTTTGGTTGTGGATACACCTGTCAATGTGTACATATTTCCGTCCGTTTTAGCGCCGCCCGTCGAGGCAACGATTGTAAAGTCGATTCCGTCGTCAAGACCGATAGCTATATAGTTGCCGTTTCTGTCAACTACTACCGCAGACGGATACCCTGCCGCTAATAGATTAAACTCTGCATTTGTTGCAGCGTCCATTGATTTCAAAATAGTAGTAAGCGTCTGAGTATTTACTCGACTGCTTGTATTTCTGTCTCCTACCATTGACTGCTCTAGTGTATTGCCGTCTCCCTCTAAAGGATAAGCAAACGCCGCAGTTAATGCTGCATTCATTGCAGTAGCTTCTCCGTTTAAAATAGTGAAAGCATCTGGTAGGCTGTTAAAGAGGTATAGTGTAGACTGACCGCCAAGCCCGTCCTTACACACTTTAGCTCTCCCCGATGTGATTAAACACGCCATAAGTTATTGTATATTAGATAGTTACTTTATGTAACCGATTATTAATGCTTTTAAAAAAGGGGGTTTTTACACCCCCTAATATTTAGGCTATTGTAGTAAGTAACCAAACTATTTCCGTTCCGTAAGAATATCCTACAGCTCCACCGAATACAGACTTATACAAAACGTTTCCGCTCAAATCTACCTCGTCTAGGTCTTTCACTCTAATAGAGGTCGCATCTGAGGCTAATCCTGTACCCATAGTTATATTTTCTTTCTGAAATAAAACGATAGTGTTGTCTGGGAGGGCATTTACAACTTGCACATTGTAACGTCCGTATACCATTCCTGTGTTAGCGTCTCCACCTAATCCGTTAGCTGCTCCGTTTTGGATAAGTAACTTCATGTAAGAATCCGCAACGTCTGGAGATACGATAAAGTTTACCGCTTTACGTCTTAGTGCGTAAGGCAATGCTGCCGTAGCCGCGTCAAATACTGCTAGTACATTCGCTGTAGTTACAGCCGCACCGATTGCAGTAATTCCTCCGTTTGCTTGGATAACGTCTCCGTCTGCTAAAAACTGAGGGATTAGTCCGCTCATGTTTCCTGCTGCTCCCGATCCGTTCCAGATTTGGTCTTCAAACCATTCCGCAAGCCTTGCAGATGTATCTGCTACGATTGCGTCTGCAATCTCTTGAGGTGTTTGGTCGTTAAAAGCAGACGCGCCCATAGACTCGCCGCTCCATGTTGGGCGGAAATCTTCTTTACAGATTGTAAACTCATTTTTAAACTTTGAAAGTGTTAAAACTTTCTCTGCGTAAGCTACTGCTCCTGTTGCAGGTGTAGTTCCACAAGCGTAGTCTACTACTCCTAGAGTAACGTCTAGGTTTCTTAAGTTTAATTTGTATCCTACGTTAGGTACAACATTGATAAGTCCAAGTCTTAAAGTATCCTCTTCCTTGATTGCTTTTAGCATTATGTCCACTGCGGGGATTCCTGCATAATTTGATGTAATTGCCATTCTTTTATCTATTTTTAAATTAATTAATTTACTTGTTTTGGTTTGCTTGTTTAATAGTCTCAAGGATTCGCCCTTGCTTTGTCATTGCCACTTGCTTAGGCTGTGAGCTTATAGGCTTAACTGACGGCTGCGCCGAAAGTGTTACGACCTGCTCTTTTAACTCTACGTTTTCAGACGTTAAAGTTTCTAGTTTAGCATCTAAAGCGCTCATTTTAATCTCCATACTCTCGGCGTAAGCCTTAAACATATCGTCTAAAATCTCTTTAATTACTCTCATAGACTCCTCGTCTGCGTTAACCTCTTCGATTACTTCGTCCTCTTCGGCAAGCTCTGCCTCTGGCTCTACCTCTTCGACTACTTCCTCGTCTACTACTTCCTCGCCCTCAGACATAGACTCTACAAGTCCGTCTTTTACAACGATTTCGCCTGCGTCGTCGATTTTATACGTTCCGTCGGCTAGTTGCACTTTCTCCTCGTCGTCTGCTATTAAAAATACAGCCGTTCCAACCTCTAAAGTTTCGCCGTCAAATTGTATATCTAGCTCGCCAGATTTTACACTTCCTAGAGTTACCTCTACGTCCTGCTCTGCTCCAGATACTATCTGTTTTAGCAAAGCAATGATATTCTTGTTACTTTTACTCATTTGTATATTAGATTTAAAATTTACTTCCTCAAGCTCTACCATCCCGTCGATAGAGAAACCCTTTAATTCGCCCGTCTTAATGTAGTTGTTCCAAATATCGTCATTATCTACTTTCATAGAAACGAGCCAAGAGCCAACAGGATAACTAAGTCCGTAGGCTGCGCTTTTATCTTTCTTTGGATCGGCTACTAGCCACGACTCTACAAACGTAACATTTTCGATAGTCTCGTCATGCTCTAGTTTAGAGTTTAATTGGAATCCAGACTGAAAAAAGTTTTGAGAAAAATCTTTTATAGTTTCAGCACTAAAAAACATCTCAAACTCGTCGCCGTTTTCGTCTACTCTGTAGATTAACTGGTCGGGCTGTAATACTAAGCCCATTAAAATACGCTGCTCCTCGTCTACTTTTGCAAACTTAACAATTTTGTCTTGTTTAGCCATTGCGATATAATGCTCGCCTGTGGCAGGTGCGTTTACCAATGATATTGCAAAGACTCCTTTGCTCTTTTTATTGTATTTCCCCTCGTATCTTTTCATAGGCTATATTATATAGACGTATTTATAGCGGTTTTTGTTTCACTATTTGTTAAAATCCGCTTGAGTCTACAGCGTTTCGGTCGGCGCTTTGAGCTGTGGTAACGTCTCCGCTAACAACTATCGCCTTGACGGCGTTGTCTTGCCCTGTTATGCTGTCCTGTATTGCGTTGCTTTCCGTTCCCTCTACTAGATTAAAGGCAGGAGCGGTTGCGCCTGCGTCTGCGCCTCCTGCGTCTCCTTTGGACGGCGCTCCTCCTTTGCCTAAAGCTGCGAGTCCTTTAGCTGTAGCCGCTATATTTGTAGCTATCCCAATACCTGCGGCAATATTGTTTTGTAAAACAAGCGCGGTAGCCGCTGCAACAGATGTACCTCCACTAGCGAACGCAAGCGAAGCACCTTGCGCAGTCGTTGCGACATTTGATGCTTGAGTATTTACTATTGTTTTAGCAATATTTACCGCTGACTCGCCAATTAATGCCGCGGCTTGTAACCCCTTAGACTCTTCGCCGAGAGATGCAAGCAAGCCAATACCACTACTTATATTATTTAAAGTTGCGTTTCTTACTTCCAACTCTGCGGCTGCTACAGCTTTTTGAGCTGCTAATTTTTGAGCCGCTAAGTCTGCGGCGTCCTTGTCTGCTTGCTCTTGTATTTTTTTTAATTCGGCTGCCTTTATTTTAGCGTCGGAAATATCTTTTGCATCTTTAACTTTTTTCTCGTCGTCTAAAATCTTTTGCGCCTCTTTTGCTGCTCTGTTTATTTCGTTTTCTGCCGCCGTTAGCTCTCTCTGTATTGCTCGTTTTTGGTCTATTCTACGAGTTTCTACCGCTATAACTGCCGCCTTTAATCTTTCCTCTTCGAGCAAATTTTCTTTTGTACTTCTAGCAAAGGTATTCTCTGCTGTTTGCGCATCACTTCTAAGTTGTGCAATTTCGACCTCTGAAACAGCAAGTCCGTCTTGAATTTCAAGCACTTTCATAAGCGCCGCCTCTCGCTCCTCTGCGCTTACATTGTTTAGGTCTTTAGCTTTAAGTCGTAGCTCCGCGATTTCCCTCTCTGCTTTTGCTCTTCTTACTAATAAACCTCTCTCTATTTTGTCGGCTTTTGCTCTTTGGTCTGCGACCTTTGCAGCCGCAGCTCCCTCTTTTAAGTTTTGGTCTATAAAGCCTTTTGTCGCCTCTGTCGCTGCTTTTATTTTGCCAGACATATCGTCGATTCCTAGAGTAACTTTTGCGACTGCGTCTCCTGCCACTTTACCCGCCTCAGAAAATTCTCCTTTAAAAAGTAAAGTTATTGCTTTGCCTAGTTGTGGTATAAGCTCAACCATTCCCTCAAACCTGTTAACAATATTTTCTTTTATAAGTTTTGCAAAGCTACTTATAGCCTTTTTTGGATTTTCAAAAGCTGAGATAACAAGCTCCCCGAAATCGGCTAATAGGTCGACTAGGTTTCCCGTTACCGCTCCTATGACTCCCATTATTTTAGCAAACTTATTCTGCCCCTCTTCAGAGCCTTGAAAGGCTGCTGTAAGCGCTGCGATAGTTATAACAATTAAACCGATACCACTAGCAGCGATAGCTCCTCCAATAGTACGGAAACCCATTGCAATAGCTTTTAATCCTCCTGCGAATTTTTTTAATCCTGTTAACGCTCCGCCTGTCATTTTATCGACAGAGTCTCCTAGTCCAGATGTTTTTTTTGAGGTTTTGTTTACTTCATTTCCTAGCTCTTCGGTCGAGCCTGTTAATCCGTCAATCCCTTTTTTTGCTTGCCCTGTATCCGCTACAATTTTAATCTTAACCTCTTTCATTTTTTTGCTTTTATAGTACGTTTAACTTTCCTTTTTAATCCACTCCAAGAGGCTAAGATTTCCCTTTTGCCCTTTGCTATCTCTACGCAGTCGCCTGCGCCGTAAAAATCCGATCGCCTTAGTATATCGATTACCTCTGTTATATCGTTACTCATTTTGTAGTATTATTATATCCGTTGTTAATCCGTTACCTGTGTATCTTATTATCATAGTCCGCGTAATTGTGCCGCTGCCCATAGTTGCAATATTAATACCTGCCAAATTGTTATCCGCTCCTACTACAGATGTAGTCGCCCAAGTTGTGCCGTCGCCTGTGTCTACTTTTGTAACAACGTAATCCGTAGAAATACCCTCGACGTTAAATGTAAAGTCTTGAGCTAATCGCCCAGTATTTATAGTAGACGGAATGTATACTTTATTTTTTAGAGTAGTATCAAAGCCATTTATTAGCTCTAATTTTGTCAAGCCGTTTAAGAGGTTATAAGAGTACTTATTTATCCTGTAGTCTATTTCATTGATTGCGATTACATCGTTTAAATCTAGCCTTGTAACTATCTGTATAGGCAGGTTTGCAACGTACTTAAAAGTCCGTCTCTTTAGCTCAAAAATTGCGGTTACATAATCTTTGTAATGTATACTATATAAATTATTAACTAAAGCCTCGCCTGTAAAATTACTAGCCTCTGCCTCAAATACATTTGAGTACATTGGATTATTAACTCCAAAATGATGTATAGGAGAATTTAGCTCCGTATTTAAAACAACGTCCGCCGCTAGGTCATTAACAAAACGTATGGGCGTGCTAGATATATCCTGTCTAGTTACATAATGCAAAACCGCCTTAGGTACAACTTGATTTAAATTGTCGTCTAGTATTACGCCCGTTTGTATATTTGTATTTGCGTCTGCAACCGCTGTATTTTGGTCTGTTAATTTCTCAAAGTATATTTGCTCAAACGGCAGTTTTACCTCTAGCGTATCGCCGTCAATTAGTTTCTTTGGCGTTAGGCTTTCGTATACATTTACAAGCGATGCTCCGTAACCTTGCCCGTCCGCCGCTCTCTTTTTAAATTCCATATTTAAAATAGTGCTAGGCTCTTCAAACTCAAACGATATGCGCTTTAAAAGCTCGCCTCTGTCAACGTCAAACTTTGAAAAGTCAACGTATTTTGTAGCGTCGTATCTTTTACCTTGAGAGTAGTAAGAATCTAGAGAGTTTATGTATATACTGCCGTCGGATTTTGGAATCGCTACAAGTTTATACATATTGAAAATGCCCTTTATAAAGTCAACGATTTTTAGCTCTGGCATCTCGTCGCCTATTATTACCTTATTTACTAGGGTTTGACTTGCTCCGATCGTTGTATTAAATGGTGGTATTGGGAAATTTGCTATATATTTTAAGACACTAACAGAGGACGTAAACTCGATTTTTGCGTTACTCTTTACGTGCCAAGTAAAGTTAAAAATAGTCGTACCGCTTGGAGAGAATAAGCTAGTACCTATTGAGATAACGCCGTCGCCGTTAGCCCATTGCTCACTATCCCAAGCGTAGACGTCTTCGTTTGTATCTGCGTTTCTAACTATAAAAGTATAGGGTACATTTTCGTAACCAGACGCAGGGGTTATAATATTAGATATTGCAAAATTTTGCCTTGATATTCCAGATTGTATAGTAGTAAAAGTTCCTTTATTAGTACCTAAATTTATATAAGTTCCGTCTCCGCTTGTAAAATCTACAATCGCCTCGCCGCCGCCTATCGCTACCTCGTCGTCTGCCTTTAGCCAAAGATACTGCTCTTTAAATTCAGTCGTACCAAAAAAATCCCTTGAAAATACTATAGGATTCTCATAGGTTGCAGCGTTGTATCTCGTCTCGATTGCCTCGATTATTTTAGATAGTCGTACGCTAGGTCTTAGGTCGCTCCACACTACGCCTGTAGCGTTTGCAGGATTTGCTCCGTTTGCTATGTTTATAGTTGTAGCATTTACGTCGGGCGCTGCGGTATTTGAGTTATAAAAATAGCGCTTGTTTGCCATTAAGGTATAAACAATATCTTTATTTACTAAGCCATTTTGCAGTCCGCTTTTTACGTTGTCGCTCGTCCAGTCATGGTCTAGGGCAGGAAAGGATAAATCACTTAACATATCCTCGCCTATTGTATCCTTAATATTCGGAAGGTTTCCAAAGAAATTAATCGTATAACTCTCAAGCCTACCCTTTACAATATTACACTTGTTTAACTTAAAAGTTCCAAGCTTGAAAGGTACGCCGTCAATATCTATACTACCCTCTACCTTACTCCTAGCATCGAATCCGTTATCTATAGATGCGTTATACCAATGTTTAAAGATACGATTGTTATTTTTAGACGCAGGAATCGTAAAAGATTTAGAGTAATCGCCTGTATTTTTTGTAATATCGCTCACATCTAAAACAGAGCTAACTATATCCACGCTCTCGTCCTTGTATTGGTCTAGTAATTCGCCGTTAATAAATAGGTTAACCATACTTATATGTTGTTTATTTCGTTGTAACTCTTCTCGAACGTCATTGTATAGTTAATAAGCCTATCGTTTTGCCTTGTCTTGAATTTCTGCGAGGTCATTTTTAGGTTTAAAGGTGTGTATACACCACTCGCAAAGCTCCAGATTCGCTCTGTTAGTAGTATCTGTTTAACAATCTCGTTCATATCCTCGTCAAGCCAACCCGTTTCCGCTGTTAATGTAGTCCTAGCTTGAACGCCGTACCTTACAAACTGATGGAATCCTGCTGAGGCTTGCCCTCTGTTAGTCTCGAAATTACTATCCGTTACGTTTATGCTTTCCTCTTGCTTTTTAAATAATGTAAAGCTCTGCAAAGCGCCGTCCTTATTTTGAAAAAATGTATCCAAGGGAGTATATTTACATTCTCTTGTAATGTCTAACGTCGTCGTTTTGCCGTTCCAGATTATTTCTATATACGACTCGTTAGTAGCTACGGATACATCGATCCAGAGGTATTTTACAACCTTGTTACTAAGGTCTGACTGCGCAGGTGTATTCGTGAAATTGATAGTTAACGCAGGATAAGACTTTACGCTAATAGCTTGCGGAGTAAATCCCGTAGGTACAAAAATAGGAAAGACAAAACTTCCTTGTCTGTTAACTTTATATTGTTGAGGTATAAGCAAGGTATTGTTTTTAACCGATGTAACATTTTTACCCTCGTTTCCGTACGCATATCCTAATACCATTATATCCGTTGCCTCATTTTGTATAGTAGCGACAGCGTCATAGGTTACATAGCTATATACCCATTGCTGATTGTTTCCGTCTATAACTTGCACCCCTGCAACTAGCGACGGAGTAGGCTCTTTAAACTCAATATAGTCTTGTATAATTGCGTTTATATTTATGCTATGCGTTCCCGTCGATGCCGTTGTGTTTTCATAGGTTATTTGGTAGCTATTAGTAGAGTCTGGAGTAGACTTGTCGCCATTCCATACCCAAACATTTAGGATATATTTTGCGCAGGTTACACCTCCATACACCAAAGGAGTATCTATATAAAACGGACTTAATGCTCTTATCATTTTGTTATTGTTACGTTATTACTTTTTATATTCATTCCGTCGATAAGGTCTAAAGCGAAAGCCTCGCCTATTTCGTCGCCTAGTTTTAACACTTCATTGTCTAGGGCGTCGGTAAAGAAATGCGTCGTTTCAATACCTGTGTGATATACGCTATTAGCGATAGCATAAAGCAAGCTCTTGCGTTTCATTAACTGCCCTTTCTTATTTCTAGGCGCTATACCCTTTCGGATAGTCCACCCGTTAAAAGCCATAAACGGCGGCTTTTTATCTGTGTACTTAAACTTGTTATTTGTTACCTTTTTTAGTTTCCAAGGCTTAGGACTTTTTAGCTTTACCCCCATCTCAGACGCTTTGCTACCTCCTACACCTTTAACCCCTGCGTCTACATACTCCCAATACTCCGCTAGAGTAAACTCTATAGAGTTACGCTTTACTTTATAGGATAGGTTTTTAGATAGGTTGCTATCGCCTTTCTTTTTTTTCTTTAGATTGACTCTTGCTTGAGCTACTACATTGCTCCCTAGCTTGTCAAATATTTTCTTTAAGTTATCCAAAAGCAGAGGTTTGTTTCTGAGATAGGCATTTCAACATCGAAAGACATATCCCACCCGTCTAGCAAATTCTTATCCGAGTATGTTATCTGTTGCAACGTCGGACTCTCTGACGCCGTTATATTGTTTTTTGCAAAGTCTCTATACATTTTTACCCATAGCGCATTTAGGCACGTTAGCGTCGAGTTAAAGTTATCCGTCGAGTTATCGTTTAGATAAAATTTGTCGTTTACATTTTCGTTATTAATCTCTCTTATATCTAGGCATTGTATATTTAGACTAAACGAGATTGTCGCTGTTGAGGTAAAAGTCGCGTCTGTTATATCAATGTTAAAAAGCGGAAATAAGTTTCCTTTGTTGAGGTCTATATCCTCGCCCGTCGTTATGGTCTTGACATATTCGTCCTGTTCTGCAAGAGTTCTTATATATCTTAGTAGTGTGCTGTATGCGTTCATTATAATTGTGTTACGTTTGGTTTTCTTAGTTGCGCCTCCATTTTCTGCCTGTCTAATTTGTGAGCTAGGAACGTATGAAATTCATGTACCTTTGTCGCTAGTACTTTATCAATTTTTAGTATATCGTTATTCGCTAACATTTCAATACTTACATACCAACCCCATTTGGAAAAATAGCTTGAGGCTTGTTTCTCTCCTCCAGAGCTTTCGTAGATTTCTGGATAGCCTCCTTTAATTCCCTCGATAAACTCCAAAAAAAAACCAGAGCGCCGTTAACTATATTCATAGGGCAGGCTCTCATGACCTCGTCATTTTCTTTATTATGGCTGTAGGGTAGTATCTCGTAGTTTCCGAAAGAGTCCTCCTCTGTAATCCTGCGAAATAGTATAGCCATTATTTTGTGCATATCCTCGAGCTTCATTCCTATAGTGCTGAGGTCTACATACTCAGCCGTCGTTATCTCGTCTAGGTTTGGGATAAAGCCGTACTCTACTCCGTCAAGCATAAA